AAATGGGTTATTAGCATCTGGCAAAGTGCGTAGGTACTTAGCAAGGTTGCCTGTTGCATCGATAGAGTTTGCTAGCTGCTGAGAAAGTTTTCCTGCCTGATCTTCATTGCCTGTAATGAGAGCCAATTGGAGTTCAAGGCGTAGGCGTTCTTCATCGGTCAACTTGCCTTTAAGAGCCGCGATAATCTGAATCTGTTCCATATCAAATAGAGCTGATTGCTTCTTAGTTAGGTTCTGCTTTTTGAGTTCTGCCGTGTTTGCCTTCTGGGATTTGAGTAGAGCCGCTGCTCGCTTCTTTGCATCTGCTTCTGCCTTGGCTGCTGCCTTAGCGTTAGCGTCTGAGGTAAGTGATGCAAGGTGAGAGTTAGTCGTTGGTAGATTTGCAGAGCGTTGGCGAGCGCCTTCTGTTACGAATGGATCAATAATTGAGCCAGCAACCTTGCCCGCTATCTTGAGCATTAACCCTGCGAGTTGAATCAATTGTTTGATGATTGGCATATTGGCTAAGTCTCTAAAGCCCTGAGCCACGCCACGGAAGAAGTCTGCAATATTGGTAGCAAGTCTCTGAATCTTGCCTGAAAGGTCTGTGATGGTTGTATCGCCAGCAATGATTCTAAAAGCATCGATTAAGCCAGCGCCGATTGTCTCCTTGGCTTCTCCTGCTGCAACGGTAAGAACCTGCATCTGTCCTGCGTAGGTAGCAAGGAAGGCGGCATTAGCCCCACCGAACTGTGCGTTCAGCTTCTCTTGGATAGTAGTAAAGGATGCTGCCTGTAGTTCCGCCTGAGTAAGTCCTAGGTTGTACTTACGAAGCCCTCTAGTAACTCCCACGTAAGCGCTAGCGATGTCCTGAGAAGTTGTAGCCAAATCAATACCTGAGCCACGTGATGCTTCAATAGCAAGTTTAAGAAGTTCTTGAGACTTAGCAACTGATCCTGTAGTGGTTAATAGTTTCTGCATGGCTGGACGGAGTTCATCGTCAATTACGCCTGATGCTTGTGAAAGGGTATCGATGAAAGAAGTAATCTGTGGGTTAGCAAAGGATAGCCCTAGGTTATCTACTGTTTTGGATAGTCGAGCTGCTGCCGCTTCATCCTCGGCAAATGCCTTAGCGGCTGCCTTACCAAAGGCAACAACCGCAGTAGTAGATAGCGCCAGTCCAAGAGACTTGCCTAACTTCTTTACACTCTTATCAAGGTCGAAGGTCGCCTTCTCGGCTTTCTTAAACTCTTTCTTGCCTGTGAACTCGGAAGCAATATTGATTAAAATACTCATCGTGCGCTCCTTGAGTTTAACTTAGCCGCAGCGGTTTCAATCGCCTTAATAATGTATGCCCTTGCTTTGCCTTGATCTTCATCGACTGCGCGGAAGATTACGCGACCGCTATTCTTGCGGTTATCGCCCTTTATCTGTCCACCCAACTTAGGTGTGAACTTGCCTGTGATGCCTGACTTACGTCCAGCAGTCTCATAGATAGCGCCAGCGGCAGACTTGTTAAAGATGGTTGCAAGTGATCTAAACCCATTACGGTTTGGCTTGCTAGGTGTTGACTTAAAGGTAATGCCACGGCGCACTTCTGCTGCATCGTATGATCGTGCAGCCCATCGACCGCCAGCGTTAGGGCGCTTGACCCATCCGCTTGGAACTGCATCGTTAGAAGGTGCGTACCCCCTTGCTTGTTTCACAACAGGCTTTAGGAAGTTCGCAATCTGCTTAGTTGTCTCTTTAGCAAGGTCAGGCTCAAACTGACGGAGAGCCTTACGCAGAGCGACCGCGCCGACTAGCTCTGTTGGCATTTTGTTGCTCCTTTGCTAAATCATGTAATACCTGAATGTGAGCCTTGAAAGCCATAGGACTCAGGTTCACTATGGACTCGAACGGAACTCCGTACTCGTATGAGAGCCTCGCGGCGGTCATGACTACGGAGTTCCGGTCTAGCCTAAAGGGTCAGAGTCTAAGACCTCGACCCCTTTAATTGTCTCTAGGAACTTCTCACCAAATGGTGGAACAGTTTCACCTGAGCGACGGATTGCTTCCCAACACAACCAATAAACATCAGATTGCTTCTGATCCTCAATGAGTGCCTTGTGGAAACCTTTCTTGGCATACTGCTCAAACGAATACTCGATGAGCGGAGTAATCTCAAACTCTGTTACCGAGTTATCAGCCCTTGTTACTTTTAGTTTTGCCATTGCCCTTATCTCCTTATTACGCTGTTGTTACTGCAATTGTACCTGAGACGTTCCAAGTTACGCTCTGCATTCCGATGTCTGCAACGCTTCCTGCAATGTCTGTTGTGTTGTTGACCAATGCGGTCATTGTGTAAAGTGGGTTAGTCGCAGATGTAGCTGCAGAAGTCTGCTTGACTGTTACTGTGACGTTAGTTCCCCATGCTGCTTGGAGAGTCTGTAGGACTTCACCTGTAGCAGTATCGTTGAGGAAGTCGATTGTGATAGATGATGCTTCCAAGCCCTTTACGAACTTGTGACCGCCGTCACCCATTGCAGTTACTTCAAGCTCATCGAATGTGCGGTTGATAGTTACTGCGGTTACATGATCTGAGAGGTCTACCGAGTTAACAGTAAGAACTACTCCATTGTTTAAGAATACTGCCACGGCTTATTCCTCGTCTTTCTTTGTAGTTGGTTTTGGTGCTGGTGTTGCTGCTGGTGGAAGTTGACCGATTTTGATTAGAAAGTCGGCTTGCTCCTTTGTCCAATCGTCCATCGATTAGCTCCATTCCGTTAGGGTACTGATTGCAATATCGCAAGTCAGTAAATCGCCTGAAGGTACTGAGATAACGCTAGGGGCGCTCACTGTTCCCACGTTAAATACAATGCTAGATGCTTCGAGCAGTTGGAACACTCGGACTACATCGGCTTCGATACCAGCAAGGTTGCCAGCGTTATCGAGAAGCGGCACGATGATGCTCAACTTAAAGTTAGCCAAAGGTGCAATAGAGGTGTAGTCATTATTGGTTGGAGTGATGTATGGATCGTCAGGAGTCACTATCACGCTATTAGGGATAGGACTTGCTGGTGGGAATGAGAATACTTGGTAGAGACTGTTATCCACTAGGGCAGCCGCTATAGCCGTTCTAAGGTTTGTTATAGCGGTCATTAGCCCACCATTGACCTTGGGTCTAGGTAAGGCGCAATAAGCCCTCTAACGCGGCTTAGAAGCTGAGAGGACATTGCATAGAAAGAACCCATTGAGCCATCTGGACTCATTCCGTTCCCGCTATTGGACTGCCTTGACTGCCAGATTGACTCAGCAATCATAAGGGCTGCCAACTGGATGCTAGGGATGGCGGCAGGGTCTAGGTAGGTATCTGCTGCGACTGTGCCTACTGGGTTTACTGGGTGATATGGGGTGACGGTGTTATTGTTCCCAGTAATCGCATAAGTAATTGAATGATTATCTACGGCGGTAATGGTCTTAGAACCATTGTGCTTTGTGCCGTTGCCTGAGATTGTTACAGTCTGACCGACGTAATAAGTCTCATAAATATTATGATCAAAGTAAAGAGTGCCAGTTGTGGCGGTGTTGCTATGCCCTACGTTGAACTCTGTATTAGCCCAAATGAAAGGAATGAGAACGTTATCCGCAGCATCGCATACTTCCTGCAATGTAGAATCTTGGTATAACGAACCTACGCCAAGTGCGGCTTTAAGCTCGGCAACTGTGCATAGAGACATTTCTTTCCTTTCATTAAGAGCGGCGAGGGCTAAGGGCAAGCCCCCGCCGCCGTTCTAATGGGTGTTACTGATTACGCAAGATTGAACTTAAACGCTCCACCAGCTGATGGAACCTTAGTTGCAATTGCGCCGTAGCCGTAGTAGCCAACCTCGACCTGACCTGTGCCAACCTTGTCGGCGCGTAGCTGCAAGCGAGGGCTCTCATACCATGTGAATGACTCACGGTTAACAACAACGATTGAACCGTCTGCTGCACCTGTGAGTGAGTAGTCAACGTACAAGTCGAGTCCGAGGAGTGATCCGCGAAGTGACTGTGAAACGTTACCCGCTGCGTTCTGTGGCTGTGAAGCGATAAAGAGAGGGCGGTTTGAAGAATCAACCATGCCCATGATGTTGCTCCATTGTGTTGGTGAGACAATTACGCCTGATGCAAAACGGAGTGTATTTGTGTAGATAGAGTCAGATGCGCGAGCAATAAAGCCAGCCATTTCTGCGCCATCCCAAGGAAGTGTGATTGCAGTTCCATCAGCAGTTGCGCCAGCCTGAATTGCTGTGCGTACTGCAACGTTTGTAGCCTTTGCATAAGCATCAGCCATGAGTGACTGAAGTTCTGCGAAAAATGCTGGAGAAGTACGATCAAGAACTTCTACATCGAACAACTGCATTCCTGCATACTTCTTCACATCTACATCGAGGTATTCAATCTCAACCTGTGTATCTGAAAACGCTGCCTTCTCTGCTGTCTCTGCGACAGTAGGAACTGACTTAACGCGAGGAATCTGGAACTTGAAACCAGCATCTGGAAGTGTGCCTGTTGAAATCGCATCGATTGATGGGCGACCAGCAGTTGACTTGTTGTTGATGATTTCAGTAAGTTGACGAGTTGGAACAAGTCCTGCTACGTCTGTTGTGTCTGTGTCTGATGCAGCAGCGAGGTACTGACGAGCTGACTCGTCGCCAAACTGTGCGCGGATTGAGTTCTCAAGGAATGCTTCGTTTGAGAGGTTGATACGTGGGGCGGTGTAGTGCATCGCCTTTACTACTGGTGCAGAGGCTTCGACTGCCGCAGCCTCTACGGGTGTTGCTTCAACTGTAGGTGTGTTTTCCACGGCTACTGTCTCGCTTTCTGTTGGTTGGGTTGGTTCAGCAGGTAGTTCTACTTCCTCTGCTGCGATCTCTAGAACCTGAGCAGACTTGAAGGCTGGCTCTGTAACTAGAGAAACTTCTTTTAACTTAGCCGCTGATACGACCATGTGACCATCGCGTGATGGCTTTGACTTAATGATTTCTGCCCCAATGCTCAAGCCTGAAACCAATCCCTCAGATGCCATGATGAGGCTATCCGCACCGGCTTGGCTACGGCTCAACTTAAAGGTTGCGTAGATGCCATCTTCACGAACTTCCGCAGCGGTCATACGACCTACTGGCTTCTTCATATCGTGCTGGCTTAGCAACTTAATCTTAGAGATATCTGAAACGTCAATTGCCCCTGCCTCGAATACGACCGAGCCGAGGTTGGTGTGCCCTACTTCGCCTGTTCCCATTGGCACAATCTTGCCTGAGATTTCGCGGCGTTCTTCTGAGCATTCAATAGATGAGGCTTCGATAATTAGATGTTCCATTATTCATCGCTTCCGTTAGGTGTTAGATCTTCCATTTCCATTGCTTGCTCTGTAGTAATCAAGCCAAGGGAAAGCATTTTTTCTAGAACGAGTAAACGATCCATAGGTTCAACGCGAAGAAAGGTTGAATCGAGGTCAAACTTTACATAGTGTCCAGCCGTAGAGATATCGTCCATGCTCAAGCGCTGCTCAATTGCGGATATGTACGGCTGGAACGCTAGGGCTACCAATTGCTTTCGCTCATCTTGAATGTTTGCGTAGCTCATAGATGTGTTTTCGTCTGCGCTAAGATAGTAAGCAGGGATTCCGCATAAGCGGCTAATTTCTGTAGCGCTTGCTTGAATACTGTCCACATACATCATGTCGCGAGGCGAGAAACCAATATTCTGCGCATCAAGAGTAGAAGTTAAATAAGCAGTAGATCGTGACTGACGGGCTGACTTCCAAGCTGCAAGAAGTCCTTGAACTTCTGCCGCTGGAAGGTCTGCGCCTGAGTTCTTAATAACCGTTGTCGCCATTGGTGTTTGAGCGGCGATTGCTGCCGCTTTCTGCACATCAATTGCTGACTGAATAGTTCTAGCGCCTGTAGTTAAAATGCCTTCGTTAAATGCTTGAAATGTAACGAGTGAACCAAGTCCGGACATAGGACGTGGCTTACCATCGACTGAATAACCTGTGACGTACTGACCGTATGGGTCAACTTCTGTTGTAACGCGAGTATTAGCGACCCACTCAAAAGTAGCGCCGCGATTGTCCTCTGCATAAGTCTCGGTAATTTCTAGAAACGCTTGCCCGAAAAATAGGAGACTGTCTACCAAGTAACTGATGGTGACGAACTGAGGTTGAGACTTAGATAGTTGATGGACCCATCGAGGAGCTGCAACTTCTTCTCCTGTTGACTTCTTTTTATACTCAAGCGGAATTGATCCAATAGTGCAAAGCAAATCGCGGCAACGCTTGACGGCTGGAACGCTCATAGCTGCGTGGCGGCTGACGGCTGGACTTAAATAGTAATTAGAGGCATAGAAGGCATCGCCCATAATCTGTGGAGCGACCTGCGCTTCCATGACTTGTGGCTTACGCGAAAGAATACCCATAGAGACCAATTATACACTACTCGAAGAAGATTCCTGCGCTTTGCTGAGGTTTCAATAATGTCGTGACTACCATAGCGGTAGCAATAGCGGCAGAGATATCACCGGCGCTTTTGCGTTTAATTATGCGCCATGATGAGTCATTAGTTTTAGCCGCGCAGTTGTTCATATTCTGCACCCAGACCTCAGAGCCGTTATGGACTAGGCGCTTGTTATCGAGTGCATCCTTAAGGTCAGTACAGGCTTGGTAGAACTGAGCGCCAGAGATGTCCTGAATTACTTGTCCTGCGTTTGCGAGTCTCTCGGCAATCGACTGAGTGGCGTACCGATCATAGCCAATAGAGCGAGGGCGATACTGGTCTGCCCAACCTTTGATATCAGCAGCAATCTTGAGTTCATCTACTGATACCTGAGACTCCCACGTTTGCGCAACGCCAACTCCAATGCGACCATCTGGGAGAATCTGGCCAATAACCAGAGACGCATTGCGGCGACTTGGAGACACATCGAAGGCGAATACCGAGTAAGCGCCGACTGTAAGTGCCAACTCTGAGTCACTGCAATCTTCCAGACTGCCATGAGTCCAAGGAGAAGATAGAGAATCAATCCATTGGCAAAGGAGTTCCGTGCGGGTGTTTTCGATAGGAGATGTTGCAACAGCTTCTTCAAGGGCTTCCTCTGTAATGGTATATCCGAGCGCAGGGTTAGCCTGTGCCCAGCCGTAACGATCTGTTACCTTGCAATATTGTGGTGCTGAGTATTCATAGAACCCAAATGACTTAGGCGGGTTCTCTAGAGCCCGTTCTCGCATTCCATTGAGGACAAGGCTGAACGCATCTCCTGCATTTGACGTGAGAAGTGTCTGCGAGTTAGGGCGAGCACGCGTAGTCGGAATCGCTGCCCGATAGCCTTCTTCATTGACCTCACGAAGCTCATCAATATAGAGGAAATCCGCAGTGCGTCCTCGGGAACCGTCTCTAGTTGCAGCAACCACATCCAGACGCGAGCCGTCGAGCATCTCGATGCTTTCAGTACCGTTAGCGTGTCTAATCTGTTTAACGAATCCTTTGAGGTGGTCATTGGTCTCCAATATAGAAGCGACTTGTCGGAAGGTGTCCAGAGCCATGGAACGGTTCGAGGACATGATTAGAACGTTACGGCTATCCCACTTGATGAGGTGGGCAAGGATGAGCATACGGGCTAGGTGTGTCTTGCCGTTCTGGCGGGCGATAAGTAACAGGTTTGTCTTGCGTATCCATTGACCAGTCTTGTCCACGGTGAGCATATCCTTGAGTACATGCTCCTGCCACGGCAATAGGGGCATGCCGATGATCTCGCAGAGTTCGGTGTACTGGCTTTGCTGGGAAGCAATCCGTCGCTCAGGTGAAACCGTACCGCCATTTGGCGAAAAGTTCCTTGAGAGCATTAAAGGGGTAGAGGTCTTAGAGTCTGACCCTTTAGGCTAGACCGGAACTCCGTTACTTATACGGCAGCACGTCTATCGTATGAGTACGGAGTCCCGTTCGAGTCAATAGTGAACCTAACACCTATGGCGTTCAAGGCTCATATACAAGTTCTACACGATCTAGCGAAGGAGCGACAAGATGCCAGCAAGCGTATCAAACGTGGTCGCACTTCGTAAGGGATTAAAGAAACTTGCACCAGAGATAGCAGTAGAAACTCAGAAAGAGATATCTGGACTTCTGCGCTCCGTTACCAATAAAGCACGTGGCTTTGTACCTAGTGAAGCGCCTCTATCTGGCTGGGGCAACAAGGTAGGTATCTGGGCTAATCGTGCGTATGACTCTGGCGAGATTAGACGAGGTATTACTTACTCTACTGCCCCTAGCCGACCTAACAGAAAAGGCTTTAGGTCTATGGCTGCTATTTACAATAAGTCAGCCGCTGGTGCTATCTATGAGACTGCAGGACGTAAGAACCCAATGGGTCAGCCATCACAGGCTTCTACCCGTGGCAAGTTCTCAAGCTACGTTGATACCTCAAACAAGGTTAACAAGTCTGCCAACCCTAATGCTGGTAAGCAGTTTATTGACTCAATGGGTGAGATGTATAAGTCAACCCGCCAAGAAGGTCAGCGTGGGCGCGTAAGTCGCAAGATGAATGGTCGCCTTATCTTTAGAGCATGGGGCGAAGATCAGGGCAAGACTAATGCCCTAGTAGTTAAGGCAATTGAAAAGAGCTTGAATAACGTAGTGCAGTTAACTAAGAAGGCGGCATAATGGCAAATACAGATTTAGCGGTAAGAATTGCCACCACTCTCGATTCTACTGGAATTAAGAAAGCCGATACCGCTATTGGCAAGTTTGAGAAGAACGTCAAGTCACTTGGTAAAACTCTGGGCATTGCCCTATCAGGTGCGGCGATTACTGCTTACGGTAAAGCAGCAGTCAAAGCATTTGCGGCAGATGAGGCAGCGGTTCAACGCTTAGCCACCGCAGTAGACAACCTTGGACTTTCCTACTTCAAGACAGATATAGAAGATTTCATAGCCAAAACAGAACAAAGCGCTGGCATCCTCGACGATAAGTTACGTCCAGCATTTCAAGCCCTATTGACCACTACTGGATCACTTACCAAGTCACAGAAGCTACTCAACGATGCCATCACAATTAGCCGCGCATCTGGCGTTGACCTAGCCACAGTCTCACAGGACTTGGCTAACGGCTATGTAGGCATTACCCGTGGGCTTCGTAAGTACAACACAGGACTCACACAGACAGAACTTAAAACTAAATCATTCGCGGAAATCTTGGGCGTTCTTCTCACCAAGTCAGCGGGCGCGGCTGAGACTTACTTAGGCACAACGGCTTACCAGATGGATGTCTTAACTGTAGCCTCTGAGAACGCTAAAGAGACTATTGGTAAAGGGTTGGTTGATGCCTTCGCCCTATTAGGCGGCGGCTCTACTACAACAGATGCCGCTAAGAATATTGACAAGATTGCTAAGGCGATTGCAGGAGTGGCAACCGCTATGGGTGCAGTCGCTGGCTTTGGCGTTAATGTTTTTAGAGGTTTAGATTACCTTACTTCTCTTGGTGGCTTACTGGGTACAAACGGCAGACTATTCAATGGTGGCAATCAAGGCACTGGCACTTACCCTGTAAAGGGCAATAATGCCGTCACTGGTTACCAGATGACTCCAGAACAAAAGGCAGCAGCGGCGGCGGCTAAAGCAGCAGAAGCAGCGGCAGCAGCTCGAGCCAAGGAATTGGCGGCTTTTTTAAAAAAGCAAGCAGCATTGCAAAAGGCTGTAACTGCAGAGCAGAAGAAGCAGAACTCTCTCAAGAAGTCTGCTGGTATCTTCGACATGGAACAAATTCAGATCATAGCTGCGATGAAGGGCAAGTTAACTGAGGATGAGAAGTTACGCCTACAACTACAGTTAGCCATTCTTCAAGGCAACGATAAAGTAGCTGCAGACCTAGCAACTAAATTAGCGGAATCTCAATATAAAACAGAAAACCTTGCAGTCCTTCTTGCTGGTCTACCAAAAGCAATTAACCCATTCGCTGATTGGATTACTAACCTCGATGAGGTAGAAGCCCGCCTTCGCCGTATCGCTATGTATCCAGCACCCACCGCTCCAACTGGCAACGTGCCTAGTACCCCATTCCCAGACCCAAGCGCCAGCCAGCCTGAGATTGACCGAGAGCGTGGTCGCTTCTACGGTTCAAGCAATGTAGGCGGAACTGTAGTTGTACAGATTGACGGACGAGCGATTGCCAATGCAGTATTAGACCAGTCAATGAGTGCCGGTCAGGTTGCTTACTTAGATCGTAGAACAGGCGGATTCGGGTAATGTCTTTACCAGCACAGATAGCCGTCTCCTTCGACTTCTCTAGTGGTGCTACCTTCGGCTACCCATTTACTATTGGCGATGCTAAGAATGGCGTTATTGGCGTATCTCAGATGTTCAACTCCGTCGTGCCTGAGCCAATCATCGACCTCACCCCTGACGTTCGGCAGATTACTATCACCCGTGGGCGCAACCTACAACGTGACCAGTACGAGGCTGGTACTGCCGTTGTACGCGTTTTAGACCCTAACTCATACTTTAACCCTCAGAACACCGCATCGCCTTACTACGGCTATCTAGTGCCTCTACGCAAGATTCGTATCTCAGCTACAACAGGTACTACTCAGAAGTTCTTATTCTCAGGCTATACAACAGAATACCGATATACCTACGATCAGGCAGAGCAGATGGGTTACGTAGATATTTATGTAGCAGATGCCTTCCGCCTATACCAACTCTCACAGGTCACAACCGTTACAGGGGCAACCGCTGGACAGGACACAGGCACACGCATTGGCAAGATTCTAGATGCGCTTAACTTCCCTACCTCTATGCGTACTTTGGCTACTGGCAACTCTCTATGCCAAGCAGACCCCGGCACTAACCGCACCGCCCTTGCAGCATTGAAAAACGCAGAATTCAGTGAGCAGGGAAGTTTCTATATCGACGGAAGTGGCAACGCCATCTTCAAGAACCGCAACACAGTAGTCTCATCAATCTCAGGCACTCCTATCGAGTTCAATCAGACAACAGGCATCCCTTACCGTAACTTGGTATTTGCCTTCGATGATAAGCTCATTATCAATCAGGCAAGCATGACCCGCGTAGGTGGCAGCCTACAATTCGCAGAGAACACCGCTAGCGCCATCCGATACTTCCCTCATGCCTATAATCAGACAGACCTAGTAATTGATACAGATGCTAATGCCCTCAATATTGCCCGCACCTATGTAGCGACAAGAGCAGAGACAACCATCCGCATTGATGCCATGACGGTTGACCTACTTGATCCAGCAGTACCGACCGACACTATGATTGGCTTGGATTACTTCTCCAACTGCCGTATTACCAACATCCAGCCTGATGGCTCGGAGATTGTGAAAACCCTGCAAGTCCAAGGACTCAACTGGAATATCACACCCAATGCAATGCAAGTAACCGTAACAACACTAGAACCTATAGTCGATGGGTTCGTAATCGGAAGCGCAGAACGCGGTATAATTGGCGTGTCTGCAATGACCTACTAGGAGATATAAACAATGGCAGCAGGATTAGGCTACATCGAGTTCGCAACGGGAGACGTTCTTACCGCTGCAAACGCTAATGGTTACTTGGCATCTCAGGTAGTTATGGTATTTGCCAGCGCATCAGCCCGCACAAGCGCAATTGCAAGCCCCCAAGAAGGTATGATTTCTTATCTCAAAGATACGAATTCTACAGAATATTACTCAGGTTCAGCTTGGGTAGCCATCGGCGGCGGTGGGGGTTCTTCTGACTTCGTACGCATTTCAACAACATCATTCTCTGGATCATCAGCAGTCAATCTAAATGATGTATTTTCTACAACATACAAGAATTATATGGTTGTATTGAATATCACTTCTGCTTCAGGAACGGGCAATTTACAGTCTCGGCTTAGAGTCTCGGGAGCAGATAACACAACTTCCAACTATTACTCAGTCTATGATTACATTTTGGCTTCCGGCGCAACCGCTGGCTCTACCAAAAAATCAGCAGCAACTGAATGGCAATTTACCTTTATTAGCGATGCTCAAACTGCAATCCCATTTACGGTTAGCAATCCATTCGAGTCAACTCAGACATTCGTAGCAGCACCGGATTTCTTTGCTGGCGATGGATATAAAATCAATGCAGGTGGCTGGTTCAGCGCGGCTACAAGTTTTACAGGAATGTCCTTTTTCCCAACAACAGGAACAATTACAGGCGAAGTATCAGTCTACGGATTAAAGAGAGCATAATGAAAATTACAGAATACTTTCATGAGACAGGCGAAACAATTGAGCGCGATGCTACACAAGAAGAAATCGCTCAACACGAAATAGATAAAGCTGCACACGATGAAGCCGTTACGAATGAGCAACTTCGAGCCGAACAAAAGGCAGGATTACTTGCTCGCCTAGGTATTACCGCTGAGGAAGCGGAGTTACTCCTTGCCTAAGCCAATTCTCTGTAAGGCTGGTCAACAGTTACGGGAGCAGTTCGATGATTCCTTCCCTGATCGTGATAGACGTTCCGATGGGTGGATTGGCGACACACGCCATTCAGCGCGCCCTAGTGACCACAACCCTGATAAGGCAACAGGGATGGTTAGAGCAATCGATGTGGATAGAGATGTCTCTGGTTCTTCCAAGCCCGACCTCATGCCCGATATTGCGGATCAGATTCGACTCGCAGCCAAGGCAGGAGATAAGCGAATCTCCTACGTCATCTTCAACGGACGCATTGCATCGTCTCGCTTGGGTTTCCGCTGGAGAAAATATCGTGGAAGCAATCCGCATTACCTACATTGCCATATCAGCTTCACTAAGGCTGGCGATAAAGATGGCTCGTTCTTTAATATACCGCTACTAGGGGGAACAGTATGAATATGAAACATCCAGCAATAGTATCTATCGGAGCGTTCTTGGCAGTATGGGGAACAACGTCTAACTTTGCTCTTGATTACCGTTCGATTCTAGGCGCAGTAGTCGCAGGTGTATTCGGTTATGCCACACCAAAGCGATGAGTCCACAGGATTGGGCTGCGATTGTAGCCATCTGCGCGACGGTTCTAACTGGTACGGCTGCACTCTTACGATTTGTAGTGTTGCACTATCTAGCAGAACTCAAGCCTAATTCAGGTTCGTCAATGAATGACCGTCTAGTGCGTGTCGAAGCGATGCTAGAGGTTCTACTCAAGGGAAAATAATGCTATGGCAAGGAAGCGACCAGTAATCGACCTCGATACTTATAGCGCGTTAGATGCTTATGCAATAGCGCTTAATGAGTATTTCAAAAGTCTCAAACGGGCAGGTTTCTCAGAGAAGCATATATTTTGGTTGATATCAGATCGTGAGTCCTTTCCTGATTGGATTATCCCTAACCTTCCCAATCGCATCGACAATATCCCCTATGAGGACGACGACGAGGACTAATGAAGAAGATCGTAATCCTGAGCGACTTGCAAGTGCCTTTCGAGGATGTGCATGTAACTCAGAACATTGCACGATTCTTGAAAACATTTAAGCCAGACCAGACAGTCACCATCGGTGACGAGATTGACTTCCAGACCATCAGCAAGTGGTCGGCTGGTACTCCTGAGGAATACAGTCAGAGCCTAGGCGATGACCGAGATAGATGCGTGGAACTGCTCTGGGAGTTAGGCGTTACAGACTGCATACGATCCAACCATACCGACCGCCTTTACAATGTAATCATGCGGAAGATTCCCTCATTTCTCAGTCTGCCTGAGCTGCGCTTCGAGAAGTTTATGAAGTTCGACGAGCTAGGCATCACCTTCCACAAGAACCCTATGACCCTTGCCCCTAACTGGGTAGCAGTCCATGGCGACCATACGCCCATCAAGCCACAAGGCGGGCTATCAGCCCTCGAGGCAGCCCGTAGACACGGCAAGAACATCATCTCAGGACATACTCACAGAGCAGGGCGTAGCGCCTTCACAGAAGCCTCTGGCGGGCGTTTAGGGCGTGTTTTACATGGGGTTGAGGTTGGTAACCTCATGGACTTTAAGCAAGCCTCATACACCAAGGGAACGGCTAACTGGCAGCAGGCTTTCGCCATCATGTATATCAAGGGTAAGAATGTCCAAGTTGATCTGATCTACATCGAGCGAGACGGCACATTCACGGTTCAGGGCAAAGTCTATGGCAGACCAAGGAATCGCTAACCCTTACTTTGAGGACGAGGATGTGTCCTTAATCGTTATCAAACCGTTACCAAAATATATTCGACACCGCCCACCGCTAAGGTAAAGTTCGGTTCGTAGCTGAGAGTCAGTCTACGGAAAGGGCAACATGAGTTTCTTTACAGTTATAGCGTACTCACTTCTCATGGTGGTACTTGGTTACATGATTGGTCGGTCAGACGGTAAGCAAGAGGGTTACCTCGATGGCGTAGCGGATGAATACCGCGCAGGTCAAGAGCGATGAACGCCGGTGACTTCCTTACAGAGGCAAAGGCAGTTATTCAAGATCGTGGATTTGACTATGGCCACCCAACAGACAATATGCAGCGAACCGCACGACTCCTCAGCGCATACCTCGAAGTGCCAATCGCTGACTATCAAGTCGCAGGTATCATGCTATTGGTCAAGTTGGCAAGGACAATGGAAGGTTCTAAGGTCGACACCTATATCGATTTATGCGGATACGCAGGAATAATGGGAACACTACACACTACGGAGGATGAGTTATATGTTTAAGTTTGATGAGTTGGAAGCACTGAAAGAAGCAGCAATGGCTCGCGATGCTTTCCTAGAAGTGATCGTGTATCAGAACGAGCAGATTCTCCGTGAGCTCAAGTCCTCTGGTTGGAAGCTAAAAGTAATGAGTGAGAAGTAATCATGGCTAGTTTTCTTGATGATTATGAGACGGTTGAAACCAGACTGGAAAAGTTCTGGGCTAAGTTCCCCAATGGCAGGACTGAGACAAAGCTGCTCAAGTTTGATGGTGGGCAGTATATTGTCTGGTCTGCGATTTATCGGGATATTGCTGATTCTGTTCCTTTCGCTACTGGACTTGCTGAGGAGACTGTTCAAGGTCGTGGGGTCAATTCCACCTCAGCACTCGAAAATGCGGAGACGAGCAGTTTGGGAAGGTCATTAGCAAATGGCGGCTTTGCTGCCAAAGGCAAGCGCGCAAGTGCCGAGGAAATGAGCAAAGTCGAACGCAAGAATGTAGCACAATCGGCTATCGAAGAAGCCAAGGCAAAGATGGCTCAGACTGCTAAGGAGTATGTACCAATTGCCAAGGAAGATGATCCGTGGACTATCCGAGAAGCAGCACCAGCAGCCACCGTAGATGAGGCAGTTGCAATCGTTAAGGACATCATCGGCGGTCAGACAGAGCGGGATATACCAGTCTGTAAGAAGTGTGACCCACCTAAGCCAATGAGTTGGAAAACTGGACAGGGCAAGAACGGCAAGCCTTACGGCAAGTTCGACTGCTGGACTTGTAAGGACATAATCTGGTATGAAGTGTCGAAGGACGGTACTTGGCAACCTCAGAAGAATAAGTGGTAATCATGGACTATCGACAAGAAGTTCGAAATATAATTCTATCGGCAGTAAATCGTGAAATACCAATATGGCAAGCACAGATTATGGTTGAAAAGGTTATTGTTGCTCACTTAGAAGGAGAAAAGTAATGGGTACTTTAGAATTTACGACACACGATGAACAGAACAATAGTTCTGATACTGGAAGTAAAGTTCCAATGACCCACGATGAATTGCTTGATTACCTTCGTGAACACGAAGAGTATTGGACTTCTCTTAGAGCGCAACGATGGGCAAAAGTACCTGCGTTTAACGCCCTTCGTGCAGTAGTGGAATTGCATAAGCCTTGGACTGCAACGGAAGATGATAGGTATTGGGGCGGGTTCAGAAATGAGATAGGTGAACAACGCTGTCTCTCTTGTGATATGCCTTCCGCCTACCCCTGCCCAACTATTCAGGCTATTGAGAAGGAGTTAAACTAATGGGAACACTAGAGTTTATGAACCAAGACGGCGAGTGGGAGAAGTTCCCAAGCGACGAGGACATGAAGCTACTGGAGTCAATGAAGTCTGCTAATCCAGACCAACCGATGAACCCAGAAATTGTGACCTTATGCCATCTATGTAACGAGCCTTTCCCTATTGAGAATATCGTTATAACAGGTGGATCACTTAAGACTGGATTTACTTGGTCATGCCCTAAGTGCCATGCAGTAAGTGGAATTGGGAAGGCATGAAATGAAAGTAACTAATGAAGAGCTGGAAACTATTATCAAATATCGGCTTCAAATTGAATTGGAGAAGATTCAGCTAATGGTTGCTGGATATAATTGCGAAGGACGAGAGTGCCGCAAGCGCGAGGATTCACCAGAGTCTTGCAAAGGCGCGCAAGCTACTACTTACGCAATTTTAAGCAGGCTCGAAGATTGGGTGCTTGATTAAATGCCATCTCAAGCGAGAAAACACCGTGGGCTACGTACAGAACGGGTCGTAGCTCAGTACCTATCCCAATGGTGGACTGGTGCAGCTGTTGGTCGCGGCAATGGCAAGGATGTAATCAACGTACCTTTTGACCTAGAAGTAAAGGCTCGTTCTACATTCTCGCCGTTGGAGTGGTTGCGCCAGAGTCGTAAGCGGACTGAGAAGAACAAGGAACTCAACCTTGTAGTCTGCCGTATGAATGGACAGGGTGAAGATGCGGCGGAGTATCTAGCCTTTCTCCCATTCAGCGACTTGGTGCAATTACTTGTAAAGGCTGGTTACGCTGATTTCCAGACTGATACTGATAAACTTGAGCCTGTGTACTGCAAGTGCGGTAACACCATAATGAAAGGCTCACCATGCCATATATGCGAGAAGCTCGATAATGCCAAGCTATGAGTTCCAATGCAGGAATGATGATTGTGAATCAACTGCGATATTAGATCATAAGTTAGCCATCAATGAGCCACATGATGTGGACTGCCCATTCTGCGGCGAACCAATGAATAAGATTTACTCCAGCGTACCCGCTGCCATCTTCAAGGGAACAGGGTTTTACTCAACCGATTCGAGGTAAGCATGACCGCGTATATGCCAGCAAGCAAGACAGACGATTGGGCAACACCGCAAGCGCTATTCGATAGGCTTAACGCTTATCATCAGTTTGACCTAGATGCAGCTGCTAGTTCTACGAATCACAAGGTAGACAACTGGCTTGGCTTAGACCATCCAGACCCTAACCGCAGAGATGGGCTTACTGCCGATTGGGATGGGCAGCGAGTATGGCTTAACCCACCTTACGGGCGCATTTTAAATGCTTGGGTTGCCAAGGCTGCAGATCATAGCTACCGTAACAAAGCAGAAGTTGTGCTACTACTACCAGCCCGCACCGACACACGATGGTTTCATGATTACTGTATCCATCATGCCGTCGAGTTCATCAAGGGGCGTGTTAAGTTCGGAGATGCCAAGACTGCTGCTCCATTCCCCTCAATGATTGTAAGGATGAAATGAAGCGACACGCCGCTCTGACCAGCACTTTTACAAATGTGCTTGCCCCGTATGCTAAACTGAACCGTCTCTTTCGGAGTTGTTCGGCTAATTTGCTTAGGCAAATAAAGCGCGCCGCTTGCGGCAGAGCGCGCTTGGTAGCCTTGTTCAGCATTACAGGTTTGGCTATCCTATTTCCTTCTGAAGCAGGAGGAATTAACTCGCATACCTTTAGCTCTAAAGATTACATTAGATCATTATTATCAAAAGATGAATCACGATGTTTAATTAAGTTATATGGGAAAGAATCAGCATTTAATACAAAGGCTATAGGCAACCTATCTAGCCCATCTAAGAGCTATGTCTATGGGATACCACAGTTAAAGAACCCATTAATTAAGGATATGTCTGCATATAATCAGATAGACTATGGGATTAAGTATATAGATCATAGATATGGTACTAATGGAGCATGTAAGGCTTATGCTCATTGGCTTAAGAAGGGTTGGCACTAATGGAACAATACACATGTAAGGCATGCAATAACTCAGGAGAGTTCTATATCTACACAATAGAAAAAGATGGAGTTGTGGGCATATGGTCAGTATGTGCTGACTGTGGAGCGGTGGCTAAGGACTATGGCAAGTAAGAAGGGCGACCCACGTCTATCTCGTAAGTATAAAGAGATTAGGCTAAAGAAGTTAGCAATGGATGGATGGGTCCTGTGTTGTACTTACGAAGCCCACGGGTAATGCCTACATAGCCGTTAGCCAAGTCCTGTGAGACTGTGGCTAGGTCAACGCCAGATGCGCGGCTAATTGTGATGGCATCGTTGAGTA